TTTTAGAAAGCAAGTTCACGACAAACTTGCGAACTCCAATGTCATGTAGCAAACAAGCCTTTCTGAGGAAAGACAACTTGTTGTGATTAGTGACTAAGGTGTAATTAATGTCGTACCTTAACATTAATCATATAGGAAAATAACTATGGCTTCCGCTTCAACACCAAACCGAATAGGTATGGTAAATAATGCTAACGCTGATGATGCATTATTTTTAAAAGTATTTAGTGGTGAAACTATTACTGCCTTTGAAGAAGCAAATGTAATGCTTTCACGTACTATGAAACGAACAATTAGTTCTGGTAAGTCTGCACAATTCCCTGTGTTTGGTAAGACAACTGCGTCATATCATTCACCTGGATCTGAACTTGCTGGTGCTACTCTTCCTCAACAAAACGAAAAGGTTATTACTATTGATGATCTTTTGGTTTCCCATGTGTTCATTGATAAGTTAGATGAAGCACGATCCCACTATGATGTACGTAGTGTCTACAGTACAGAAATGGGACGAGCATTGTCTAAGCGAATGGACGAAAATCTTCTTAAATTAGTACACATTGGTGCTAATACTACTACTACTATTACTAATAGTGGATCTGGTGGTGGAAGTTCTATTGCAGTAGCTAATGCTGAGTACAATACTAGTGATTTAAAAGTAGCTAGAATTTTTGATTGTGCTCAGAAGTTTGATGAATTGGACATTCCTAAAGATGACAGGTATGTAGTGCTTACTCCTGAAGATTTTTATGATGTTCTTGATTCAACAAAAGCAGTAAATCGTGACTATGGAGGTCAAGGTGATGTAGCTAATGCTAATATGCCTAGGCTTGCTGGTTTCACTATTTTGGTAATGGTACTGCTAACAATGCGGCCGCACTTGGTAATACTCGTTTTCTTGCTTTTCATAAAAGTGCAGTAGGTACTGTACAACTTATGAATCTGCAAACAGAGAGCGAATATGACATTCGTAGACAAGGTACATTACTGGTAGCAAAGATGGCTGTCGGACATGGTGTACTACGTCCTGAATGTTGCTACCTTGCACGTGCAACTGGTAGTTGATGTTCCCTTAGAGTAGCTATAATCTCCCTCTGGCTACTCTACCTCTCAGGGGGGTTTGCCCTTGCCCCCCTGTCTCCCTTAAATAAAAGTAATTATGTCTGATTTAGATAAAATAGTAAGAGAGCAACAATATCAACCATGCCCTGCTGGTGAATCAAAATCAGTATGGAGAGAAATGGAAGAACTAAGACTAAAAAAAGAATCACAAGAGCAACCCCAAGTTAAGAAAAAAGGAAGACCAAAGGCTAACTAATGTCCTACAACGCAACAACCAAACTAGACTTAGTTAATCTTATGCTGGCAAGCATAGGTGAGTCACCAGTAAGTGCTTTATCTTCTGGTCTTACTGATGCTGAGTTAGCAGAAACAATTATTGGTAGGATAGATAGAGAAACACAATCTGAGGGTTGGTGGTTTAATACAGACTATAATAAGAAATTTGTTCCAGATGGGGAAAGCAAGCAAGTAGTATTACCCCTAAACACACTTAAAATTGATTGTGTAGGAACCAGTAGTCACCTAAGAATGATTCAGAGGAAAGTGGGTACAGTTAATAAACTCTACGATCCCTATAATCATACCTACGATGTAGGTGACAATCACACAAGTATCTATATAGATATTGTAACTCAGGAAGAATTTGAAAATTTACCTGAGAGTGCCAAGAGGTATATAGGAATTAAATCTAGCAGACGTTTTTCTCAACAAGTAATAGGTAACGCACAACTGTATGGATATGAAAAAGAAGATGAAGCTAGATCACTTGCAGAATTAAAAGAAGCAGAAAGTCAAATAGCAGGACACAATGTTTTTGATGAATACTCTGTGTATCGGGTAGTGAATCGGGACCATTATGGAACTCAAAGGTTAAGACTAGGGTTTCTTTAATGCCACTAATCTCTGATCTAATTCCTTCTCTACTGAATGGAGTTAGCCAGCAAGCACCTACAGTTAAAGATAAATCGCAGGGGGATCTTCAAGAGAATGGATATAGTGACCCTGTTAGAGGACTAAAGAAAAGGCCAGGAACTCAACACGTAGCAAAGCTATCAGATAGTTCTTATTCTTCTACTTTTATTCATCCTATTAGAAGGTCAGGTACAGAAACATTTATAGCAGTATTTACTGGAACAGGGTCTACTGCTAGTGACCTTGTAAAAATATTTGATGCTAGTGATGGGACTGCTAAGACTGTAAATATTAGGGATGCAACTGATAGTGTTATAACCTCTGGGGATACCTTCAACGAAATTAAAACCTATCTTACCGATGGTAACCCAAATACTGCTTTTACTGCTACAACTGTAGCTGATTTCACCTATCTGGTTAATAAGAATAAAGTAGTAGCAAAAAGTTCAACTGTTACTTCTGCTAGAAACCCTGAAGCAATCGTTTATGTAAGGGGTGGGGATTATGCTACTACTTATTCAATAGAAATAAAACCAGCAGGGCAATCTGGATTTACTGAAGTAGCAAAAGTAATTACATCAGATTCAGGTAAAACTTTAAAAGAAGCTAATATTGCTACCGATAAAATAGCAAAAGCATTAAAAGATGGATCTGCATTTGGAAATAATGCTGGGTATTCTAGTAGTGGATCAGCACCTACAGATGGAACTGGTTATAATGCAGAGCATTTAGACAATGTATTAGGGTCTGGAATATTTAGTAATTTATCTGCAACTGTATCTGGATCTGTTATACACATAAAATCTTCACAACCAAAAACAGATAATCCTTCTACTTCTGGTGACTTTGAAATAAGAGTAACAGACTCAAGGTCCAACGGATTTATACAAGCATTTAAAGATAGCACACTCAGGTTTGCAGAACTTCCTGGTGCTGGTCCTACGGATGCTAAAGATATGATCATAAAGATCACAGGGGATAATAGTAAATTTGCTGATGATTTTTATGTAAAACTTACAGATGAAACTAAAGGGATCTATGAAGAAACAGTAGCTACTGGTCTTCAGAATAGTCTAGATCCTAGTACAATGCCCCTACAGATTATAAAGGAGACAAATGGGACATTTAGTATTAAACAAGCTAGTTGGGCTAGTCGTGTTGCTGGTGATGATGACAGTAACCCCTTTCCTTCTTTTGTCGGTTCTACTCTTAGTGATATATTTTTCCATCAGAATAGGTTGGGTGTCCTTTCTGAGGAAAGTGTCGTATTTACTGAAGCAGGAAAATTCCTTAACTGGTTCAGACCTACAGTATTAAACCTACTTGATACTGATCCTATTGATGTAACAGTTTCTACTAATCGTGTTTCTCTCTTAAAACACGCACTTCCTTTCTCAGAATCCCTCCTTATCTTCTCTGATCAAACTCAGTTTATTCTTAGTTCAGCAGAATTCCTTAGTCCCCTTGATATTAGCCTTAATGTAACAACAGAGTTTGAAGCAGATTTAGATACTACACCAGTAGGTGCAGGAAGATATGTGTTCTTTGCAAGTCCAGGGGGTGCATTTAGTACTATAAGAGAATTTTATTTACAAACAGATACAGAAGTAAAAGATGCAACTGATGTAACTGGTCATGTACCTAGATACATTGCTGGTGGTGTCAAACAAATGATAGCCAGCAGTAACTACAATATGTTGTGTCTTATTACAGATGATACTGACTCTAGTAAAACCTTGTGGATCTATAGCTACTATTGGAACGGACAAAATAAAGTTCAATCCTCATGGTCCCAATGGAAATTTGATGCTGACATCCTTGCTATTACTTTTGTACAAGACGATATATTTATGGTTGTACAAAGGAGTAATAAAGTTTACTTGGAGAAAGTGCAATTATCACAAGATGAAGCAGTCGGAGCAACAACAACTGGGCATGAAATTTTACTGGATAGAAGAGTTAAAGTAACAAGCAACAGTAATTTAACTAATTTTGATACTGTATATTATGGTGATGGTTCTAGTCTTAAATATATAGACAAAGCTGGAAACACTTTATCATTAGCACAAGCACAAGCACTTACTCTATCTGCCAGTAATCCAATCTATGTAGGTCAGTCTTTTACGTTTAAGTTTCAGTTTAGCGAAGTAATTGTAGGGCAGGGTCAGAAACCTCAAACTATATCTAGACTACAACTTAGAAATATAACATTAAATTTTGCTAATACTGGTAACTTTACTGCAAGAGTGACTCATACTAACAGAATAACAGAAGATACAGATGACAAACTCTTTACTGGAAGAAAAGTCTCCCAAGCAAGTAATAAAACCAACCAAACCTCAATTATCGGCTCAGGATCATTTAAAGTACCTTTGCTTGGAAACTCCAAAAACATCAAACTTGAACTATTATCAGAATCTCACCTCCCATGCGAATTCCAATCTGCTGAATGGGAAGGGTTCTACCACATCAGATCAAGAAGGGAAAACTAGTTATTTCCGTAA